AAGGTCTGGTTTTTACCAGACCTAAAGATAAATCTCAAGTTTTTTTCTTGAGATTTATCTTATTTATATTATGAAAGTTTAGATGATTGGCAAATGATGCACTTACCAATAATGCCTACTTCATTAGTACCGTATACCTCTTGATACATATTTGTGGCAATCATATTTACTACAGGATGTGCCTTGTACAAAGCCTCTTCATCACAAATGAGAATCATATCATCCTTAAGGTTCACCACCTCAATCATTTCACAGTCTAATGCCTCATATAGCGAATCAAGCGTAAATTCACCCTTGTATTCATAAACGTCTAAATTTGTATTGATAACAAATGACTTGCCAGAATTAATCTGCTCGTTCATTACATTCAAAGCCAACAATGGAAGTCCAATCATTCTCTTACCTCACTTACAAGAGTAGTATATCATATTGTATATACTATGCAAGAAAATAAATTTATTTGACAAAAAAATTTAGGTATGATCTTTATCATACCTAAAGATGAATCTCAAGAATTTTTCTTGAGATTCATCTTTGTAATATTATGAACAGTAAATTTCGCCTTCTTCATCATGCCCAGACTGGATGCAATGCTGAAGGTTTGTTCCTACTGGTGAATAAGTCATTGTCACTACCAGCTTTTGAAAGAAATCTTTGCCATAGCGTTCAATAATAAGGTCAAGGGTTTTCTGGACAACGACATTCAGATTTTCAAAAGTAAATTCACTGTTAGCCCAATGATTAGGCGTGTTCGATGTTTTGTCACCCTTAATTGACCGGGAGCTGATTTCTACTGACTTGATTGTGTAAAGGTTTTCCATACCGTTATTATATCACTTAGTATATATCTGTCAAATTAAAAATAAATTTGACAATAATTTATAGGGATGGTATTTACCATCCCTTAAGATAATTCGCAAAAAAATAAATATTTAATTATCCCTTGACTTTCGTCAAGGGATGTGGTAAAGGTTAGGCAAACCGTTTTGCCATACAGTCTACAAAGTAACTGCGCTCTGCCTCAAGGTCACCAGATGAGATGAGGTTTTTAACAGCATTCTCAGGTGTATCAAAGCACACGTTTTGATGCACTACAATGTGAGCCGTCATAGCACTTTTCATCTCATAACGGCGCAAGACATACAGTTGATTATGGTTTTGCAGTTTTCTACCGGAAGCGTAAGGGGAAAAGTACAATCCTTCTTCCATGCCATCCTTCAACTTGGTGAATGCCATAGCCTTGCCTACAGAATTGAATCTTTCCATGTAGTACAGGAAGGTGTCTACGATTCCTTCATATGCGTAAACGTAGAGGGTGTTTGCGTCCCAAGCGCATCCAATACAATCTTGACCGTTGGCGGTCTTACCGATGAACAGAGCCTTGACAGAAGAAGACTCGAAGCCCTTGACTTCCCAGAGTTGCATAGTAGTGTTTTCCATGTCTATATATTACAGCATAATATAGCACATTGCAATATTTATTTAGTTATTAACTACATAGTATTATTTTCTTGACAAACCGCAGGATCCATGGTAATAATCAAAAAATTTGACAAAATTTTGTAGGCATGGTGTTTACCATGCCTATGAGTAAAGTTCAAAAAAAAAAATATTTAATTATCCCTTGACTTTCGTCAAGGGATATGGTAGTGATTATGCACACACTACCCGTTTGCGAAAAATGTCAATCAATCTGCTGTTTTCTGCTTCGATGTCACCCCTTGAGATGAGGTTCTTGATTGCATTCTCAGGTGTGTCCTGGGATAGGTTTTGACGAATCACAAGGGTTGATTCAAAAATGTGAAGGTATTGGAGTTGGAACATATACAGTTGGTTATGTGTACGTTGTTCCATAGTTTCATGGTATGGGAGGGAATAGCGTCGGTCTTCAAAGTCATTTCTAAGTTTAGCATATGCCATTGCCTGTCCGACAGACTTGAAGGTTTCCAAAGCCCAAAGGAATGTATCGACAATGCCTTCATATGCAAAGACATACAGTTCGCTTGAATTCCAAGCACAGGCAATACAATCCTGTCCGTTTGCTGTCTGACCTACAAAGAGAGACTTGACCGACGATGATTGGAAATTCTTGATTTCCCAGAGTTTCATAGTAGTGTTTTCCATACCTGTATATTACAGCAAGTTATATCACTTTGCAATACTTTCTACGTAACAAATAATTAATATTTATTTTCTTGACAACGGGTCAGATCTGTGGTAGTGAATAAAAAATTTGACAAAATTTTTTAGGTATGGTGTTTACCATACCTAAGAGTAAGATTCAAAAAAATAAATTAAATAAAAATATCCCTTGACTTACGTCAAGGGATATGATGATTACATCGACATTATCATGTCAATGTCTTCAACATTGATTTGCAGTTGACGGACACCATTTCTGTCCTTGAATTGAATGACTGGGGAAAGTCCCAGAGCATAAAGCTCTTGGAACTTTAAACAAGCTGTTTTCCACAGCTCTTTTTCAGTTCCATTGAAAGCAAGTTCAATGACATTCAACATGATGTTCATGTCATTGTAATTAGTGACGCAAAGAGACCCAGACAGAGTTGCAGCTTGAGCTTGTTGTGTGTTCATACTGTAAGTATATCACAATGTATATACTTGTCAAATTAAAAATAAATATGACAAAATTTTTGTAGGCATGGTTTGTACCATGCCTAAAGATAAATCCCAAGTATTTTCTTGGGATTTATATTATTCCACTACTTCCCAATCGTCACAGCAGAAGTCATTGAGTACATCATAAGTCATTCTTACAGCATCACCAGGATAATAGCACTTTTCTCCTCTTTTGGCTTGATATTCTGGAGTATCATATATATCAGCGACACCAGTTATTTCATCACAAGAATATGATTCAAGATATTCTTTTTTATCCCAACCTGCTCTTTTGACTTTTACATTGCCTTTTCTCAGTAAATCCAATGCTTCTAATCCAGTCATTTAGTAGCTCACTTACAACAATAGTATATCATATTGTATATACCTGTCAAATAAAATAAATATACTTGCAATCCAAATATATATAATGTAATATAGTGTTATGAACAAAGACACTACAGTAATCGTTGACCATGGTTCAGCTCTTTTTGGCACTTACACTGCTGGTTTTTTCTGCAATGAAGATATTACAGTAGAAAACATCGTAGCAGAAATATCTAAGCGTTTAGGTGTTAAGTGTACTACTACAGGATATAACGAAGAATATCACAGCATAACAGTTATTGTTTCAAGAAACTAATCACTATCATGTCCCTTGACATTTGTCAAGGGACATATTTATTTTGACAAAATTTTTTAGGTATGGTAAGTACCATACCTAAAATAATATTTCAAAAAAATAAATTAAATAAAAATATCCCCTGACAAAAGTCAAGGGATATTTTTACATCGACAAAATCATGTTGATGTCCCAGTCGTGAATTTGAAGTTGACGAGTTCCCCGATTGTCCTTGAATTGAACAATCGGGAGAAGCCCTAGAGAACGCAACTCTAGAACTTTGGAAGCAGCTTGTTTCCAAAGTTCCTTTTCAGTGCCAGTGAAAGCAATTTCAATGACACTGAAATCGGTAGTGACGCAAAGAGTGCCATTAAGGGCAGTAGTGTTTTCCATGCTGTAATTATATCATAGTGTATATACTTGTCAAATTAAAAATAAAATATGACAAAATTTTTTAGGTATGGTAAATACCATACCTAAAAGTAAACTTCAAAAAAATAAATTAAATAAAAATATCCCTTGACAAATGTCAAGGGATATGATCAGCCTAGTACTCTTGGTAGGATTGATCCCTGTCCCATTCTTCAAGAGCAGATTCTGTTGCATCCTGTAGCAGATCTGACAGGGACATTGTTGGGTTCTGTTTTACCAGATCCTTCAACTCACAGACAACGTAACCTTTAAAGGCTGGATCACCTTCAACGTGATCATTGACGAACTGTGTGATAGTAGTGTTTTCCATGTCTATATATTACAGCAATCTATATCACATTGCAATACTTATTTAAAAACAATATTTAACTTGACAACTGATCGGATCCGTGGTAGTAAAAAAAAATTTGACAGAATTTTTTAGGTATGGTATGTACCATACCTAAGTCAGATAAATAAAAAAAATAAATAAAAAAATATCTCTTGACATACGTCAAGAGATTGTGTTGATGATGTATAGAGTTACTTCTGGTAACTCACCCAAGCATCCCACACTACATCAAAACTATCCGCACTGAAAAGCACCTTCTGACCATTTTGGATGTCCTGCACAACTACCCACTTGTCACCCGTCTTGCTCATATATACCATTGTCCTAACTCCTTATGAATATAATATATCACTTTATGTATATAATGTCAAGAAGATATTCGTATAAAACATATATGGAAAGTGTAGAGACAGATATATCAGTTATAGATATGGAAAAAATGATCTTTGACGTGTGGATCTATGTAAACCCGTTAACAGGAAAACATGCTAAAACAACAAATACTGGAAAGCTTGCTGTGTTTGTAAATGAAGAAGTTGGTAGGAGTTGGGAAACAATATCCACAGCATTGACTGGTATGATAGGATATAAAGCAACTTGGGATGAGATGATAGATATAGCAACCAAGCAGACAGGTGGAAAATATGAGTTATTTACTATTTGTTGTAACTAATATACTAAGTTTATGTATGTTGATGTGGTTATGTATTTTTAGTTATATGGTATGGAAGAATGGCAAAGATAATAAATAAGACGGATCATGTTATAGCACTTATGGTAGATGATAAGTGGGAAACTTATATGCCCCAAGGTTTATCATGTAAGTTAAAAGGTATAAAATCAGATCCAATAACTAAAGATGGTATACAGTTCAATCCTATGCGTTATGATAGTGTTATATCTTTACCTAATAGAGAGTTAGGTACTATTATTATTGTTGAGCGTGAAGTAGCTTTATTTATATGGAAGACTAAGTATAGGGAAGATGTATGTTATCTTGATCATCCTATGGTTAGAGATGATAAGTATAATAGTCTAGCTGCTATGAGTCTTGTATGTATGAGTGAAGCATTAGTACGTTATTGTTTATAAGATTGGCAGGGGGGTACTATAATATTTAGGTACCATATGGATCCGCACCCCCTATCAAAAAAAGGCCATATGCGAGAAAATCGTGGGACATATTTTGGGGCAAGACAGGGGGGGCTTATAATTTTTGAGTTTTCCCCTGAGAAAAACCATCCTTTTTAGCTGTATTTAGATATAAGATTTTCAGCAAATTTCACTACAGTATCATTACGAATATATAAATGTTGTTTTCTATGACAGTTGGCGCATAGCATCATACATTTATCTAATTCTTGCTTTACCTTATCCCAGTTCTTTGATTCTATATTGTCACCTAATTCAAAAGATTTGTTAGATTTATCTTTATGATGAAAATCGAATATTTCTAAATCATCTATTGTAATTCTTTTTAGCCCACATATTTCGCATTTATTGTTTTTATAATTTGCTGCTGAAATCCTGTATGCTAATCTTTTCGATTTTCTTTTGCAATTAGTACATAGTTGTATTTGGCCATCTTTGTATTTGAAATCTTTTTGACAACAATTACATTTTGTTATAGAAAATACTTTAATTCCATTCATAAGTATTTTTTACAGAGTTTAGGTGGGGGGGCTTTAAATTTAAGTGATTTCCCTTGAGAATAACCATCCTTTTTGTCTCCGATACTTATATTATATTCCCCTATTATAATCTCTCAAACTTATACCAAACAATATCTTTTATGTTGTTTGGTATTTTCATTTTAATTCTTATTATTTGGTATACATTTTGAGAAGATATCTTGGATACATTCTAGCTGTTATGTTTCTTTGTTATAAATCTCTGTTTATATTTTTATTTTTATTATTAGCTAGAAAAATCCAAGATTGTATGGGGGGTGTTAATTTTTCATGTTATCGGAAAATTGTAACTATCCTTTTTGCTGAGGGAGTGTAATTATAATTTTTCATTTTTGACGTATTATTAATTATTATGGCAGCACACAATGCATTATCTTGGGATAGGATTGTAGAAAAAGGGAAGCAGCACAATAAGACTGTGATTTGTGAAGTTGAGAAGCGTGGAAATGTCAGATTTTTTAGTGTAATATGTGATATTTGCGGGAGTAAATTAATTGTACGACTAGACTCATTACATCAATGTTTAAAATGTGCAAATAACAATAGAACTTTTACTAATATAGATTTTATTCTTAAGGCTAACAAAGTACATCTTGAAAAATATGATTACAGTTTAGTAGAATATGTTAATTCATATACCAAAATAAAAATCATATGCAAAACATGCAACTCAATATTTTTACAAAAACCCTGTGGTCACTTACTAGGTAAAGGTTGTCTTAAATGTGCAAATAATAATAAATCTTATAATAATATGGATTTTATTCGCAAATCTGAGATAAAACATCCTGGAAAATATGATTACAGTTTATTGGAATATACTAATGCAAAAACAAAAGTAAAAATTATATGCAAAAAATGTAATAATATATTTGAACAAATAGCTAGTAATCATTTGGATGGAAGAGGTTGTACCAAATGTGCCTATGATAAACAATCTTCTAATAATGAAGATTTTATTTTTAAGGCTAACACAGTACATCCAGAAAAATATGATTACAGTTTATTGGAATATACTAATGCAAAAACAAAAGTAAAAATTATATGTAAAAAATGTAATTCAGTATTTTTGCAAATACCTTCTAGCCATTTGGATGGAAAGGGTTGTCGTAGATGCCAAAATCGCAAAGAACCTCATAATAATGAAGATTTTATTTTTAAGGCTACTAAAGTACATTCAGGAAAATATGATTACAGTTTATTGGAATATACTAATGCAAAAACAAAAGTAAAAATTATATGCAAAAAATGCAATTCAGTATTTTTACAAACACCTTCTAGCCATTTGGATGGAAGAGGATGTCCCAGATGTTTTGAATCAAAAGGTGAAATTAAAGTGGCTAAATATTTGACAGAAAATAATATTAGTTTTATTCCGCAAAAAACTTTTAAAACTTTACGAGATAAAAATCCTTTATTTCCTGATTTTTATTTGGATAATTTGGATTTATTAATAGAGTATGATGGTGAATATCATTACAAAGCTATTAGAGGGTCTACACCAGAAATTAAACAAAAGAATTTAGAAGATTGTCAACGTAGAGACAAAATAAAAACAGAATGGGCAAAAGCAAACAATATTCCTTTGCTTCGTATACCTTATTGGGATTTTGATAGGATTGAGGAGTTGATTGAAGCTTTTATTCTCCAGCACTCTAAGAAAAAAGAAATCAAGCAGTTAGTTTTGGAGATGTAAAGTACATTAAGATAATTTGATAGGAATATATTTTTTTATTACAGTAGAGAATATTAGTCATTAAAAAATAAAAGATAAATTTTGCATTAAGGAATTATAGAATGGAAAACTTATCTAAGGACT